CCTACTGAAATTATTAACCATTTAGCTCCTTCTGCTAAAGACAGACAGAGCATGGTTGATACAGGTGCTAAAGCTAAAGAACTTTTTGGTCGTGACCCTTCTAAGGCAGGTAAAGTAACTGCTGGGGACTACGCTACTAGAGCTGCTGCAGGTGCTGTTACAGGCGGTATTGTAGGCGGTACTATAGGTGCTTTCACAGGTCCTGGTGCTATCGTTACAGGCACTGTAGGGGCTATTGGTGGAGCTGTGTCAGGACTGCTTGAAGCAGGTGCTGAAAACTTAGGTTTTGGTGCTGGTACACAGTTTGCTGCAGGTATGATTACTCCTGGTGCAGGATTGTCTACTAAAGTAGGACAAATGATTGAAAAGAAAGCAGCAGAGAATACTGCTCGCTTTGCTGGCATGGCTGCTAGACAACTTACAGGTATTCCTGGAATTGGTACTGTAGTCAAAAAAGGTGCTGAGTTCTTAGAAAGTAAAAAACCTGTTAACGTTGGTGCTATTGAAGATATTTTAGGTATTGAAGGTAAAGCAGCTAAAGTAGCTCAAACTGCAGAAGAGAAATCTGTAGAAGCTACAGCAATGCGTCAAAACATCGCTTCTAGATTTGAAAAAACTACTGGTGCTAAGATTCCTGAAGGAACAGACGCTGAGAAATATATTTATAATGAAGCTGCTTCCGCTATTAATAAAGCTGAAGAACCTTTTGTAGGTAGTTCTTTCTTTAATCGTGCAGCTACTATTGAAGGTAAAGTAAACCCTGCTCAAGCTGGTAAATATAAAAAACTATTCCAAGATGCAGATGGTAACCCTCTTGCTGGTGGTGATGTCCTTACTAAGCTAAGAGACTTTAAGTACGGTACTGACCTTTCTTCTAAGACTACTTCAGCAGCTAGGGACTTGCGTTGGGAAGAAGGTTCTAAACTTGAAAAAGAATTTAATGGTTGGTTAATGAAACAACCTGGCTCTAAAGGTCAGCCTTGGGAAGCACATGCTCGTGGTGCTTTTGAACAGGTTGCTATGAACAAAGCTAAAGACGCTCTTCCATCGTTGTTTGAAGATGTTGTCAAAGCTGAAGGTACTACAGAACTTAAAGCTGCTGCAGGTGCTTTGGAAAGACAAGTTTGGAACTTAAGCAAAACTCCTGAAGGTCAAAGTATGTTCTTGACACAGCTTACTGGCAATCTAAAAAATATTCCTGCTAAAGAAGCTCGTGTTCTTTGGAATAGAATTGGACCAGAAGTAGAAAAGCGTATTGTTACCGACCCTAAGAAATTTAAACAGATTTCTGATGTGATGAATAGTGCTGAGACTCCTCAAGATATTAATAGAGCCGTTCGTTTAATTAATGGTATTATTACTGCTGGTGCTATTGCAGGTATGAGAAACCTATGAAGATTTTAATTATTGACCCATCAGGCTGCGGTTGTGGCTTATCCTTTGGTCTTCGTAGCGAAGCTGCTGGACATGAAGTTAAGATATTTATTCGTCATAATAAAGATGGCTCACGTGCTGAAGTCGGTGATGGTGGTCTAATCAAACGAGTTAGCTCTTGGGAAGACCACATGAAGTGGGCTGACTTAATCTTTGTTACGGACAATATCTATTATATCTATGGACTAGAGCGTTATCGTGATCAAGGTTTTCCCATTTTTGGTGCAAACTTAGAAGGTACTCGTTGGGAACAAGAGCGTGACTATGGTGAGAAGATTCTAAATAAAGCTGGTATTGAAACCATTCCTAGTCAAACCTTTGAGAACTATGATGATGCTATTGCTTTTGTAAAAGAAAATCCTCGTCGCTTTGTATCTAAGCCTATTGGTGATGGAGATAAAACTTTATCTTATGTAGCCAAGTCTGCTGCTGACATGCTCTACATGTTAAACCGTTGGAAGAAAAAAAACTCCTTTAAAGGTAAGTTTATTCTACAAGAGTTCCGTCCTGGTATCGAGTTTGGTGTTGGTGGTTGGTTTGGTGCTGCTGGTTTTTCTCAATATTTTTGTGAGTCTTGGGAACATAAGAAATTAATGGATGGTGAACTTGGTGTTACTACTGGAGAGCAAGGTACTATTGTTCGCTACACCAAAGAATCTAAATTAGCTGACCAGATGCTCAAGCCATTAGAAGATATGCTTCATGGTATTGGCTACACAGGCTATATTGATGTGAACTGTATTATTGACAAACAAGGCAAAGCATGGCCTTTAGAGTTTACTACTCGTCCAGGTTGGCCTTTGTTTAACATTCAAATGTCTTTACATAAAGGCGACCCTGCACAATGGATGCTGGACATGATTGATGGTAAAGACACTTTAAAAGTATCTGACAAGGTTGCTTGCGGTGTTGTTGTAACAATTCCTGATTATCCATTTAGCCACATTACTAAAAAGGAAAACTCTGGTTATCCTATTTGGGGTTTAACAATGGAAGATGCTATTAATGATGTGCACCTCTGTGAAGTTCAATGGGGTAAAGGTCCTGCAATGATTGATGGTGAATTAAAGATGGATATTCCCATGTTTGTTACTGCAGGTGATTATGTATGTACTGTTGTAGGATTAGGAGATTCAATTGAAAAAGCTCGTGACTCTGTGTATGGAAAAATTAAAAGAAAAATTGAGATTCCTAACTCAATTGCCTATCGTACAGACATTGGTGAAAAAGTTCAAAAGTGTCTAGATGACTTACAAGGCTGTGGTTATGCAACGGAGGTAGAAAGTGGCATCTAATGTTCAATTACCACCAGTTCCTAGAAACCCTATTCAAGAATCTTTTGAATGGAGAGATTGGTTTAATAAACTACAAACTATTACTCAAACTGCTAACACTCAATTACTAACAGGTGTCTCAGGTACTTTTAAGACTGCAGATGTTCCTGCTAAAACTGTAACTGTTACTAACGGAATTATAACTGATATTACATGAAAACTTCTGATAAAGGTATTGAACAAATTAAATCTTTTGAAGGCTTTCGAGCGATGCCTTATCAAGATGTTGTGGGTAAATGGACTGTAGGTTACGGTCACTTAATGGTTGCTGGAGATGGCACTGTAGTAGGTTCTCCTATCACTATGGGACAAGCTACAGATCTTCTCCGTAAAGACTTGCACACTGCCGAAGAAGCTGTTAATGCTTGCGGTGTAGAACTAGAGCAAAACGAGTTTGATGCTTTAGTTTCCTTTGTATACAACTTAGGAGTAGGTGCTTTCCAGCGTTCAACACTATTAAAACTTATTAAGTCTGGCAATAAACTAGCTGCTTCAGGAGAGTTTCCTAAGTGGTCTATGGCAGGCGGTAAAGAAGTACCAGGTATTCTTAAACGCAGACACGCTGAGCAAGACTGCTTTCTTCATTCAACTTACGTAGGATAAATTATGCCATTAAAAACTGGATCTTCACAAAAGACTGTATCAAAAAACATCAAGACTGAGATGTCACATGGCAAGCCTCAGAAGCAGGCTATCGCTATTGCATTATCTAAGGCTGGTAAGTCTAAAGCTAAAAAGAAGATGAAGAAATGAGACGTAAGCTTAATGGCATATTCCGTTCGAGAACGATGTGGTTCTCTGGTTTGCTATTTCTTCTTGGTGCAATTTCTGATAACTCTAGTTACATTCAAGATTTACTAGACCCTAAAGTCTATAGCGTATCTATGTTTGTTATAGGTATCGTTATTAGTTATCTTAGAGCCACAACTACTAAACCTTTGAAAGACAGATAATGTTTCCTTTATCGGTATTAACTTATGTCAAAATTGGAGTTGCTGCTTTACTTGTATGCGGTATTTTTTATAGCGGCTGGCATGTTGGGCATAATGATTATGTTGTGTTTAAAGCTGAAACAGAAGCTATTGCACAAAAGCAAATTGCAGAGAACGAAGCAAAAGCTAAAGAACAAGAAATAATTAATAAAGGAGTTACCGATGCTTACGAGGCTCGTATTAGCAGTATCCATTCTTTTTATAACGGCATGCACAACGCCAGTGGCGGTGCAGTGTCCAGCGTTCCCAACGCCACCATCACAATTAATGGCAACACCGTTAACACATTGGACTTTGCCGAACAGTGTGCAAACACCACCCAGCAGCTTGAGTCCCTCCAAGACTGGATTAATCAACAAGTAGGACTTAAATAAATGGCAACTAAACCAGGGCTATATGCCAATATCGCAGCAAAGAAAAAACGTATCAAAGCAGGATCAGGAGAGAAGATGCGTAAAGTAGGTAGCAAAGGTGCTCCTACTGCTAAAGCTTTTAGAGACTCTGCTAAGACTGCAAAGAAGAAATAATGGCTACTAAGAAGAAAGTTAATCTATCCGTAGGACGTG